GAAATTCTTTTGCTTACTAAACTCTATCTTATCTTTGAATCGACCATCTAGTATCTCACCTTTATGAGATATAACAAATACATTCGTATCCGTATCAAGTGTATTCAGTATCTTCATTAAGTTTTCTACGCCGTCATGGTCAAGAGATGAGTCAAATGTCTCGTCAAGTACTAATAGGTTTGTAGCCACTGAGTTCTTCATCTTCGCAATCTGACGCCATGCAAAGAGTAATGCCAAGTCAATACGTTGCTTCTCACCTTCAGAGAATGAATCATATGAGAATGAATCTCTATGGCGAGATCGTATTGTCTCTACAAATGCTTCATCAAGATTAAAGTGCACAAAGAAGTCAAGAGTCTGTAGATATTGATTCACAAGTTTATTGATAATAGGTAGGTATTCTTTGATTACCTTTGTCTTAATACCAGTATCTCTTAGCATCTCATTCATTACAGTATTATATGAATAGTCTTCATTATAGGTTAATCGCTGCTCTGTATAAGTATCTCTTGTTTCTATTAGTTCGACTAGATCATTATTAGCTTTAGCTGTATCAGATGTCTTACCACTTAACTGTGTCATCTCAGTATCACTATCATCCATCTGTCTTTGTAACATGGCAATCGATTTGTTATTTGCTAGGATCTCTGCGTTACGATCTCTGACATCTTTGGCTCGTAAATCTAATACATGAATAGTGTCAGCTATCTTTGTCATTTGTTCGCCTGCTTGATCTATTGCAGACTGTAATTCTTTTGCTTTAGTAGTTGACTCTTTTAGTTTAGTATTACGTACAGTCTCAGCTATATCCTGATCACACGTAGGACAATGTGTATTGTCTTCATAGAACTTAGTATCTTTAACCAGAGTATTGATTAGACTTTTAAACTGATGCTGATACTGAGATAGTGATGTCTTTTTATCGTGCATCTTATTAAGTTTTTCACTTAAACCATCTTGTAGACCTTCGATAGTAGTAGTATTTTCAAAGTTAGCAAGCTGCATCTCTGCAATCTGATCTCGGTATTGCTGTATCTTAAGAGTGATATTCTTTGCACTCTCTTGATTTAATGCACCGATCTCTCGTATGTACTTACGCTGTAGATCTATCTTTTCTTTTGTAAACTTTAAGTTATAATCGATATCTTTGAGCTGGTCTCTAAGAACTGTATTACGATCTTTTACAATCGAGTTCATCTTAGAGAATATATTAATGTCCAGAAGATCCTCAATAACGTCACGCCTGTGCTGCGCAGGCAACTGCATGAAAGGAATAAAACTGCTACTGCCGAGAACAACTATTTGGTGGAACGACTTATGGTTCAATTTGACGATATTTTGTTCGAGGATCTTCTGGTACTCTTTGGCATGAGAAGACTGATTCATCATAGAATCGTCCTTCCATATCTCAAAGAGCGACGGCTTGATTCCACGTTTCACTCTAAAGTCTGATTTTCCGATAGTAAATTCTATCTCTACAATGCATTCTTTATTGTTTATCGTGTTCACAAGTTGTGGCTTATTGATGTTACGATGAGGTTTACCAAACAAGGCAAACGACATAGCATCTAATATTGTAGACTTACCTGACCCATTTCCACCAACGATAAGTGTAGATGAACTACGGTTTAACTCTATTGTAGTAAATTTGTTTCCTGAAGATAAAAAGTTTTTGTATTTCAGTTTAGTAAATATTATCATGCAACTTCTAAGGCCTGTGCTTCTGTTAATAGGTTACGCATATTAGCCTTTAACTTATCTTTGTCAAGGACCGTATCCGTAGCGTCAATGTAACTGTCAAGGAGTTCGCCAGTATCTTCTACAGATATAGCATCATCAGAGACATTTGTACCAAGGAACTCGTCAAAGTTCTCGGCAATCTTTAATTCATGTATAGGTCTATCTTGTATTCTATCAACAAACCTATCAAATGTATACAGATCTTTCTTAGTAATTACAACAATCTTAACAAACTTATTGTCGCATTGCGATACATCATAATCATTATAATCTATTTCTGTGTCATTGTACACTATTTTATGAAATAAAGTGTGATTATTTTGTATAGCTGTTAGCTCACGTGTATCTGTGTCTAGTACATGAAAGAACTTAGGATCATGTGCATCTGACCAGAATAGCTCTAGTTGTGTACCTAGATATGTAATATTGTCTTGTGTTGATTTAGTATGGTAATGACCACTTAGAACACGTTCGAAGCGCGAGAATGGCTCTCTAGCCATACCTCCATGCTGTTGTATGCCTCGCATCATATCAAAACCACCAAGTTCAAGATGTGCGCCAAGCCAGTCTGCTTTACAGTTGGCTACAAAATCCATCGATTCTTCTTTATTCTCTGGTGTAATCCAAGGGAGTAAGCCCATCTTAAATCCGTTAAAGTCCATAACAGTTGGCTTCATTACGATATTAACTTCGTTCATATAATGACCGAGCAGTTCTTTCAAACTGTTTAGCTCGTTTGTATTCTTATAGAAAACATCGTGATTACCTGGAATAATATCCATTGTAATACCATACTCTCTTAGTTTGTCAAGAAATGAATGTCTATTACGATTGAGTGCTTTAAAATTAATAAACTTACGATTATCAAAGTAATCGCCAAGATGTACTATATGCTTGATATTGTGGCCAAGAAGATATGGAAACAATGTTTCGTTATAAAACATATCAGCATTATCTAGGAATATTTCAGAAGAATTACGAGTACCACAATGGGTATCATTCAATATACATATTTTCATTAATTTAGAATCTCGCTTAAATCAGAATCGCCTGAGTTAGCTACTGCTCTATTTTTTTGTTTCTTACGTTCTACTTTAGCTATTTCTTTTAATGCAGTATCTTTTACTTTAATTGTATCAATACGACTTTTCAATGTATCAACAAAATGTTGAGCCACATTATTAGCAACTCCACTTGATTCTATATCTGTAAAGTCTTCAATAGTAGATTGTGATATAAATTTCATTTTAATATCTTGTTGTCTTTTTTCTTTTGCTATTCTGCGTAGAAACGCATACCACGATATTTGAGTAAAATACGCAAAGGCATTAGGATTGCCAGTACGTGTGGCTGCTTCGATATTATAATTTTCTATTGCTTTGAGACAGTTTTCAACCGCATCCATCACCATCTCTTCTCGATACGTATATCGTACGAAGTTAGATTTATGAGATAATCCTTCTGCAATCCGAAGGAAACACTTTGCTATATAGTCGGTAACAATTGGAAGTGCTACGCTTTTACTTTTAGCTTCTTTTACTATTGTGCAATAGTCGACTACTGCCCATGAAAATTCTTTATTATTAACATAATGAGGTTTGTCCTTTGGTTTTATTTTAGCCATTTTGGTTCCTAGTGTATCTTGTTGAGTCTATTATAGCACAACGCTAAGGGATTGTAAACATATATTTTTTAATTTATTTTAGTATATACGTCATTTAACTGTTTACAAATACACAGAATCAGTGTATAATTAAAGAGTATATCGTTGAGGAGAGGAGAGTACCTAATTAAGCTTATTTGGATCTATGCTGAATGGAATAACATTTTCAAAGCTATCGTCCGAATCAGCACCTTCTTTGAAATACTGAAATGGATCTTCGGCTTTAATATTATTTTCTTCTGATGCTAAAAGCTTTAAATATTTAGTGTATTGATTTTTTAGTACCTGACTTGGATGTCCTATCGTAATAATATGATAAGGCATAAGAGAACATAAAGATGAGTTATCATCTTGATATGTCATAAACGGTCTAAACGTAAACCATCTTGTTCCTTGTTCAAAGTTTTCTTGTATAATGATCTTAGCAGCTTTGCGTATAATCATTACTTCTTGTTCATCAATTTCCATATCAGGCCATTGCACAACTTCACACAATAGCTCTTGACCATTGCTTAATACTATTTGTCTTACATCTGGTTTCATTTTAATTCTATCTCATATACTTTATAGTTAAATTTCTGTTTTGAATAGATCTTAATGCGCTCGGCCGAATGCTCTAGTGCGAAGTTCTTTCGACCTAACCAGTGCAAATCATCGGCGATATCATATAGTTTGGCCTCACGGCCGTCGTCACTCTTTCTTAGGCTTCTACCTATACTCTGTAATACTCGAATCTGCGATTTAGAAGGAGATGCAAATATTATATTATGCAGGTTACGTATATTTATACCAGTACTAAACGTACCCATACTTGCTACGATAATCGAATTTGTTTGTGTTTCAACAATACCACGAATAGCTTCTCTATCACTCGTAGCAGTCTCACCACTTACATAAAATACTTTTCTTTCTTCATCAGCTTCGTCTCGTATCATATTGAATAAGACTTTACCATGTTTCTCTACAAACTGAAATAGAACTAATGTATTGCCAGTCTGAGTAGTTGCTAAGTTTCTTATGAACTTGTTTCTACTTTCATTACGTACAATAAGATCTATCTCTTGTTGATATGTCTGTACACCACGATTCTTACGTATCTCTTCTGAGTACTTAAGTTTGATAACGCTAATGTTTAGCTTAGCAAGTGTATCATTGTCCTGTAGTTTCTTTGTTGTTGTTACGTTATATATCTTACCAAACAAGCCTTGTAATACTAGCTCGTGTGTAGTTGTACCATCTAATGTACCGGTTGTACCCCATCGATATTCAGCTTCACGTGACTTATTCATAATCGAGTTGAGTGATTTTGATTGGAAGCCATGTGCCTCATCACCAATAATGCAACCAAACTGCTCAAACCATTTACCAGGTAGCTTGTATATAGACTGCCAGGTTGATATAACTGTTCCAGCATTTGTCATTTTTTCTTTACCAGAATATATCTTATGACATCCATTTTCTACAAGCATGCCATAGTCTTTGAAATCAGCATACATCTGATCAACTAACGATGTAGTCGGTACAATAATAAGAACTTTCTGTATGCCACTGGACAACATTGAAAGATAGTATTTTATTAGAACATATATTATAAGTGATTTGCCTGAACCTGTCGGGCTAACTAATACAGATCTTTTATTATGTAAGGCATGACATATGCCATTGAACTGATAATCTCGTATCTCAATTGGTTTGCCTCGAGATTTTATCTCAAGACCTTCGATGAAATCCATTATTGCTTTTGGATCTATATCATCTTTATCATCCGGAGAACCATAGTTATTCTCATCAGACATTTCTATCTCATAGTTACGTTTAGTACAGAAATCTTCTATGAATGGATATAAGCCTACATGAATCTCATTAGACTGAACATTAAATAATCGTATCTTGCCGTCCCATACTTTATTACGAAATGCAGGCATGTATTTGTA